GACATCAGCGCGCCCTGCTTGTCGGAATGCACGGCCGCCATGGCTTCTGCTTCGATGCTCCCGTCGTTCAGCGGGTCGCCCAGGCTGTCCGTCAGCCGCTTCTGTGTCTCCTCTGCGATCCGGGCCGCCAGCATGGAGCGGTTGTCGCCCTTGGCGCGCATGGCCTGCTGTTCGGCCTGAATTTGCATCAGCCGGTCGACTAGCTCGACGCCGTTTCCGAGGCCCACGGCCTGAGCCAGTACGTCCGGATCGATCCCCTCTTCACGGAAGATGCCCGGCGGCAGATTGGCGATCCCCGCCTCGCCCAGCATTTCCACCAGCGCGGCACGATCCAGCTTCGCGCCGACCAGAACCTCCGGCGTCTCCCCGGAATAGAGCTTGCCCTTGCGCAGCAGGTGCAGCGCGGCCTGTCCCGGTTCGGCCATCATTTCGTCGGTGACTTCGGCCCTGATCTTGGCCTTCTCTGCCGCGACCTCTTTCGTCCGCTCGCGCCGAATCGAAGCCATGACCTTGTCGAGAACGGCCTGCTCCGCTTCATCCACGACCTGCGTTGCCCGCTTGGTGTAGGCCGCGAACTCGGCATCCGTCATGCCGGCCGACTTGGCGTCCGTGAACACGGGATTGAGCCCCTGTGTGTTGCGGGCCGCCTCGATCTCCTCGTCAGTCGCCATCAGCCGGTCGAAGACCTCACGCATCTCCGGAGAGATAGGGGCCTGCAGGTTGCGCAGGTTCCGGTAAATCGAGACCAGCCAGTTGCGGAACTGGCGGAACACGCTGCGCAAGCCCTCGCTCGGAGCCTTGCCCTCCATCAAGTAGGTCTCGAAAGCGCGGGCGAACAGTTCGTGCTGCTCGCGGGTGATGAAGCCGTCCGGGCTGCCGACGAAGTCCAAAACCGTCTGCCAGTCCGCCTTGGCCTGCTCGCCCGCCCCGATGTTCTTTACGTCGAACTCGAGTTCCGACAGCCACAGATGCCCGGACTCGTGCGCCAATGTGGAAAGGTCGCGCGCCTGAAAGAGTTGGATGATCGCCGCGTTGTCGCTGAACGTGATCGAGCCGCGATTTTCCTGCTGAAGCACCTGCTGCGGAGCGCGCACCATCGCGGCGCGGCTACTGAAGTCCTTGGCCCTCCCCTTGTTCGCAACGAAGCCCAGCGACTTGTAGAACGCAGTGAGCTTCCCCTTGGTCACTCCCTTGTCCATCGGCTCCGGCGTTAGGAACACCGTCAGGCCGGCTGCATCTGTCTGCCCAAGGAATTGCTCCATAGCCGCCCGCGCACTTCCCGTGCCGCGCTTGTCCTTGGGCGTCTTGATCAGGATGACTTCTGCCGAACGGCCGTCGCTCGCGACGCCGTAATCGATCGTCGTGTCGCCAATGGTGGTGGTCTTGCTGCCGCCGCCCGGAGTCAGATCGATTGATGCCCCCTGATGCAACGTCTGACCCTTGATCTCCCGGTCCAGCACCTCGCGCACTTGCTTGTTCGACATCTTCGCAATATCGAGCCCGAGGCTATCCAGAACGTCGGCAAGCTGCCGGCGGTCGGCCTGAAACTTCTTTAGTGCTGCGTCTCGCCGAGCGCGGGCTGCTTCTCGCGGATTTTGAGCCGCAGGTCCGTTGCCAGCCGGATCGCCGCCAGTTCCTTCCGCGCCTCGCCCGGCAGGTCGTCCACCTCCAAGGCTTCCGTCAAGCGGCTCCGCAGTGTCGAGAGTTGCTTCGATGTCGTCATGCAGTTGTTCCCATTCATCCAGCGCAAGAGAGGCAGTGTCGGATTCCGGGTCGGCCTCGTCAACGTCAGCCATGGCTGCGTCGCGCTCGGCAAACTCGTCCGCCAGCCGTTCCAGCGATTCGTCGGCAATGCGCTGCAGGTCTCGGTCGAGTTGCATTGCCTCTTCGCTATCCGGGCCAAGGGCCTCGACCCGTTCGGCCAGCGCCATCAGGCGTTGCGTGGTGTCGTCCTGCGACAGGAACTTGGCGATTTCCTCCGGCGTGCGGCCCTTCGGCTCCCAACCGATATCGTCCTTAAGCCAGCGGAAGAACTCGTCGAAATACTCCTGTTGCGCCTGAAACGCCGCCGTGTCGGCATCGTCCGGATAGACCTTGCCCCGGCCCGTCGCGTCGGCTTCCAACGCCTTCATAAAGGCGCCAACATCTACGCCGCTGCCGTATTGCGTCTCTCCGAAACGGAACCCGGCATCCATCGCCGCTTGAGCGAGGTCGTCGGCCGACCGCCCCTTGTCTTTTCCCTTCTTCTGCAGCAGTCCAGGGATCTTGGTCAGATCGGCCGCGCGAATGTCTCCCGCCTCGCTGGCGGCAAGGTTCAGCCCGCCATTCTTGCGCACGAAGTCCGTAAGGGACTGCGGCGCCTTGATGGGCTTCTCCGGCGTCCAGCCGCGGGCGAGCCGCTTGGCCGCCTTCAGGATCGTGGCATCTTGCGCAGGGCCTACAGCCTTCGCCGGCTTCGCCATCTTGGGCAGACGCACCGGGTCCTTCCCCGACCGCAGGCTGTCCAGCATGCTATCGAGAACGTCCGGCCCCATGACGCGCGTGCCGTCCGCCAGCATCGTCTGGATACGCAGGCCCTTGCCCGTTCCAGCCTTCTCAAAGGCATCGAGCGCGTCGGCATAGAGGTTTGGATTGCGCGCTGCACGAGCGGCATAGCGGGCGGCATAGAGCGCGGCATGCTGGGCGGCGACGTCGTTGGTGTATCCGTTGGCTTTCGCCGATTCGAGGACTTGCTGATAGACCACGCCCTGCGGATCGGGCGGCAGGCCCGAGCGAACATGCTCCTCGAACCGCTCCTGCAGCGCCTGCAACTCCGACGCCTTGGCCTTCTCCCATTCCTCTGCCTGCCGGACGGAGAACCCATCAACCTCGGTCCGGATATCCTCGCGCCACGCTTTGTGCGCCTCACTGGCGTTGACGACGTAGGTTGCCAGGGGAATGGAGATATCCTCGCCGGTCACACGGGCGCGCTCGATCTGGTCGGCAATGCCCAGCCGCTCCATGAACTGTTCGGACTGCAGGCCCGTCATGTCCTGCATGTAGCTGCCAATCGCGCTGATCGGCACAAACACGCTTTGCGCAGCATCCGTCACGCTACTGACGAACTCCTGCAGTTTTTCTGGGGAAAGCGATGCAATCTTGGTGTTCGTAACCTGCTCGATCAGCCGGTCGACCGTCATGGCCTGAGCAACCGCCAACTGCCGAACCGGGGACAAAGCGCGGAACGCCTCAAACTGCTCACGAGTGGCATCCTGCCGAACGGCCTGCCCCCAGCGCGCGCCTGCCACTTCGGCCGGACCAGAGCCGAACTCGCCAATCACCTCGGAAACCACGGCAAACGGGTCGACCTTCATGCCGGCGGCCATGGAACCCAGCGCCTCGCCAGCGCCCCCAAGCCCGGCCTGCACGACCATCTGAGCGCCAATATCGGTTGCCGTGCGCGTCACCGCGCTCTTACCCACACCCAGCGGCACACGCGCAACGCGCATGGACGCGGCATCGAGCGCCCCAATCACGGACGCCTTCGTCGCCGCCTGTCGTTCAATCTTCGCCATTAGGTCGGCGTCGCCGAACGCCGCCACGATCTGCGTCGGGTCCTGCGTATTGACCCCGGACTGCTTCAGGGCGTCCTCGACGGCACCCATGTACTCAAGGCCAAACGACACGCCAAATACGCCGGGTATGCCACCAGCGGCATAGCCCGCAATCTGCCACGGCAGCATGGCGCTGCCTTGCAAGGCGATTACATAGGCCGCACGGACCGGGTCTTTTGCGAGCGCCGAGAAGACGCCGCCCCAATCGCCCGCCTCGCCGGCCTTCTGCATTTCTTTGATGACAGGCAGCTCAGGCAGAGAGGCGGCGGCCTGCAGTCTTTCCTCCCGCTGCGTGCCGTACTGGATGATATAGCCGCGCATGGAGTCGCGGATTTCCGGCTCCTGCCGGATCATCGCCTTGTCCATGGGCGTCAGGTATTCGCCGCGCTGCTGTCGCCCAAGTGCCGTTTCCAGCTCCGAGAGCCGGCGGGTCGCCACCTTCACGCCCGCCAGACCAGAGGAAGCCTGTTGCGACAGGTACGGGCGGTACAGTTCGTTGACCGTCCACTCGACGAAGCCCAGCTTTTCGACGTCGTCCTGCGGCATGACCTTGGCGTTGACCGGGTCCTGTGCCAGCCAGTCAGCCATCTTGGGTGCGCGCTTCAGGAGATCGTCGTATTTGTTGAGCTTCGCCGTCTGCTCAATTTCCGGCAGGTTGCGTTCGACGACGTCGACCGGCAGACCGACCTGCCGCGAAAGGTTCAGTGCCTTAGCCGCCGTATCCGGCGTCGAGCCTTGGGCGCCAAACGCCGCCGCCCGCAAGCCCTGCCTGCGCTCAGTCAGAACCTCATCTAACCTGTCATCATACTTGTTTCGCGCCGGCTGAACCGGCTGAGGCGCCAGAATATCATCAAGCACGCGATCATACTTGTTGGGCGCCTGAGCGACTTGCACGTCCGGTGACGACAACGCGGGCGAAGCCGGCGGCTCGACGGTCGGCTCAAGCATGCCCTCGCTGATATCGGTCATTTCCGCGGCCTCAGATTCTCGCGCGAGTACAACTCAATGATCATGTCGTCGGTGACCGCCTCGCCGCGCCGCTTCAACGCCTCCGCGGCTTCTGCTCTATCCGCAGCCGGCACGTCCTCGATCTTCATTTCATAGCGCGGTTTTGTGTCGTCCCAGAACCGGCCTTTCTGCGTAACGACATTCATGGCCAACCGATCGATAATCTTGCGCTGCTCCTCCGTCGTGGCCTTGCGCTTCTGCTCGACCTCGAATGCCGTGATCTGCTGTTGCGCCAGCCGGCGGAAGTTATTGGCCTTGTCGGCATCGCTCTTGGGCGCAGAGTTGCCAAGCTCCACACCCAGTGTGCGCAGCGTGTCGTCGATCATCTGGCTCCCATTGCGGATATGCGTCAGATCCTTGTTCGGGTCGCCCTGCCGCGCCGTGGCCTGGATCTTCGACAATTCCTGAAAGTCGCCATTGGAGAGGAATCGCTTGTATTCCCACAGCGGCGCATTTGCCCACTTCCCGCGCGTGGCCTGATCCGGACTGGTGAGCCCCTGCTGGATTTCGTACCAGACGCGCTGATCCGTCACGACGTCCTGTCCCTTCGCGTTGTGCGCGATGGTCGCGTCGATAGACTGCTGTTTCGTGTACGAAAGCTGGTTCCAGATTTCAGGCGGCGGACGCTTCATGGCGGGCGTCGGCTGCCCGTCAGGTCCCGGCTGGCCGCCACCCGTCATCCACTTATCTACCGCGATCTCAAGGTTCAGCTTCGCCATGTCGATCTGGCGCTTCTGCTCTGCAAGATTCAGGTCGAGCTGGGATTGCGTCGCGCGACGCTGGGCATCGTTGCCGGCGTTGATTTCCGCGTTGCGGCGGGTCGCCACATCGTATGCCATTTCTGCATCGAGCGTCATCTGACGGGTGTCGCGGTAGAGCGGCCCGTCCTTCGGCTTGTCGGCCCCGCCCGTCACCGCATCGACCTGCTGGCGCAATGGATCTTTGTCCCCATACTTTGCCAAGATGGCCGTTGCCGACTTGCCGCGCACCGCCGATTCGCCATCCTGATACTTTGGACGGAAATACTGGCGCGTCATGATATCGGCCGCTTCTGCCTCGCTCTTGGCGTTCTGCAGCCGCGCCTTGAAGTCCGCCGGCAGACCCGAGATGGATCGTGGAATCTCCCCATCTATTTCGGCACGGGCATAGAGAAGCCCCGTCTGCATGTCGTTGGGGTCAAGCCCCTTGCTCTTCGAAAACTGCAGGAAGGCCTGTGCGCGGGCCGCGTTCCACTGCCCGATGTTGATGCTGTCCGAACCGTCGCGGCCGTCCCCCTTGTTGCGCGCTCCGGTGGAGAACTGAGATTCCCGCAGGAAGCCAGCCGTGATACCGGCCGAAACCTTCTCGCCGTATTCGCCCTTCCAGAACGACAGGCTGGCTTTGGTCCCTTCTTCGGCACCTGCCGTGGTCGGCACAGTGGACGTAAGGTCGGCGGCTTGAAACCGCGCCGTCTCGCCCACCTGCACAGTCCGCATGGTCGGCATCAGCGCCAGCCGGTCGGCCGCATCCAGTTTCGGCCCGAACTTCTGGAACATGACAAGCGCCTGCGATCCATTGCCAGACGCCGCCTGACTCTCAATCACCGCACGCAAGGCGTTACTGGTCGCCGCAGTCGCCGCCGCAGCGCCCGGCAATCCGCGCCCCTCATAGAAGGAGCGCGTGCGATTTTCGATCTTCGCGGTGAGAACTTCGACCTTCGCCGGATTGTCCGACACCTGCAGGATCTCCTGCATATCAGTCAGGTTCAGGTCCTTTAGGGTCGCGACCTCAAATTTCTCCGTCTCGTTCGCGAAGTAGACGGTCATGTCCTGCTTGTACTGCTGCTTCTCGTTCTCTGCGGCCTGTTGGAACATGGCCTTGGCGCGGGGGGACAGCAGCTTGGAGCCAACCGCATCGACCTCAGATCCCAGCGCCTCTGGCAGTTCGATCATCAGCGACTTGCCGCCCGGCCCCGGCTTGGTCACGTCGCCGCCCTTGAACCGACGGAACCCGTTCTCCTTGTCGTAAGTCAGTTCCTGGCGCTTGGCGCGAATCTGGTTGATGGCTTCCGAGGCAGCCGCTTTGTCGAGCTGCTCGCCCAGGCTCCACAGCATGCCGCCGACCTGCTGATTCTGCTGGCCAGCCTGATTAAGGGCCTCCGCGCCTTCAAGGCCGGGCATCGCCTGTTGCGCGACACGATAATTGCCGACGCCGCCCGCTGTCGGAACGGGGCGGCGCATATCGGCGCTGGTCGGGAAAACGGCCATCAGAGATCGCCCCAGTTGTCCACGGCGGGGCTATTCGCAAAGCCCGGCATGCGCTGGCTGCGGGGAAGAGCGTTGTAGGCTGCCATCGTGCTATCCGCGCTCGCGGGTGCCGGGCCGCCGTATTTCGAGGCGATAGAGCCGGCCGCCATAGAGCCCAACGGAATCCCGCCCTTGATGATCCCGGACGTGAGAGTGCTGTCCGCCTGCGCGTTTAGAGAGGCCTTGCGGTACGCGCCCTGCGTCACGCCGGTCTCGCCCTCCCAGCGCCGCAGCTTCGCGTCATAGCGGCTGGATTGCGCCCGCGTGTCGCCTTCATAGAGCGCGGTATCAAAACCGTACTCGCCCTCAGCCAGAATGCCGTCGAGAATGTTGGTGTCGACGCCCGCGCCCGAGGCAGCCATGACGGCTTGTGCCCGCCCGGCAAGGAGCGTTGCCTTGCGCTTTTCCTCGATGGCCTGGCGCTGAGAGGCGGCCTGATCGGCGTTGGCCTTGTCCTCCAGCCGCTTCGCTTCCGCCTGTGCCTGCTGGTTGCGGATCAAGGCCTGCTGGTAGGCGACTTCGCCCGCTTCCCGCTGGGCGTCGGCCTGCTGCGAAGCGCCGATAATCGACATACCGACGCCGGCCACCGAAGAGGCGATGCCTGCTATGGCCGCGATTTCCAGTCCCGTGAAGCAGCGCCCCCGCTCGTCCGGGCGAAGGGTCACGTCCTTGATCTTGTCGGAATGGATCATTTCGCCCTCACCATCACGGGGCCGTCATCCGTTTCCCGGCCGGTCGGCACAAAGCCGAGCTTTGCCAGCAGGGCCGGCGCGGTCGGCTCTTCCAGGCTCATGACCGCCAGCACAGGCAAGCGGCTTTCTTCCATCATCTGCCGAACGCGACGGACGCCCTCGACGATGGTCTTGCGGTACGGCCGCAGCTCCGGTCCGATATCCCCGAACGCCACCGGATGCCCGCCGTCGTTGTAGATGCCGCACAGGCCCACGGGCTTGCCGTCCAGCAGGCCGACATAGCCGCGAAATGTCTTGTCCGACTTCCGGCCGAAGTAGGCCTCCGTCAGTTCCGGGGTGGCGGGGACGACAACCGGGCGCATCAGGTTTCCATCTTCAGTAGGGCCGCCATGACCGTGCAGGGGCGCGGTGAGGAGGCCTCCAGACACAGGCGGGAGTCGGCATTCCATGTGCCGTTCACGGTCATGGCGTCGTGATCGTATTCGGTCCAGACGGTATCCGTGTCGTAGGTGCCGCCCTCCTCGATCAGCGGGAGGTCGTCGAGATTGTCGAAGTCCTCGCCGTACCGGACGCCTTGACAGTGGGTGTTCGCAAGAATCAGGGCCAGCGCCCGGATGCGCTTGCGCTCCGACAGCAGTAGTGCCCCGGTGTCGCTCAGGGCGCGCTTGGCGCTCTTGTAGCGGGCCGTATAGACCAGTCCGGCACAGTATGCCCCAGTGATGGCCTCCGACGCCGTCGCCACGCCGCCCGTCACCACGGCCGTTCCGAGATCCTTGCTGTTGCCCCAGATGCAGACGGTCTTACCCTCCAGGTGCGCAACAGGAACGGACGCGCTGGCGCTCAGGGTGCCCGTGACGTGGCTATCCGCAAGCCGGTTGTCCGCCCCGCCCTGCCCTTGCTCTTCCGTCGACCACTTCTCATGGAATCGCTTGGTCACGCCACCGATGGTCCGGCGAACCGTGTAATAGACGCGATCCTCGCGCTTGGCGCCCGGCGCGCCCGGCAGGACGACGACGTCTTCCACGAACCCGTCCGTCTCGACCTCGATCCAGCAGGTGACGTTCTCCAGCTTGTCGAACACCATGACCGCAACGGTGCCGTCGGCCCGGACCAGATGCAGGCGCCGGTCGGGATAGCGTTGGAAAGCCCGGCGCACGAAGCCGGTGTTGCCGATCTCCGGCGCCAGCGCCGTCAGATCGCCCGGCGTCCCGTAGCTGTAGGAACCCGGCTCGGGGGCGATTTCATAGACCCGGCTGCCGTTGGCACCCACGAACACGCCGGACGTGTCGATGCGAATGGCCGGCAGTTCCGCCGTGCCCATGTCGCCAATGGGCTTCAGATCGAACTTCGCCTGCGTCAGCGGTTCGTCGAGAGACGACGACCGGGCAATGACGACGGTGCCCTCCAGCCCCATGAACAGATTGCCCGTCGCCAGAAGCCAGTTCACGTTGTCGATCGGCCCCTCGCCGATGGTGCGGCGAATCGGGGCGCTATCGCCTTCAATCGTGTCGTCGAAGCTATCGAAGCTGTCAGGGACAGATCCCCACTCCAGCCCCTTGCCCGCCCAGTAGAGACGGCCACCGAACAGAACCACGGCCGAGGGATATCCCCGGCGCGGCGACCAATCCCCCTCGCGCCAGTCCTGCGTATACTGATCGGCCTTGCCCAGCGCCTGCAGAACCCGAGCCGTGACAGACGTGCCCGAGGTGTAGCCGGTAACACGCACAATGCCGGTGATGGAGCCCGCCGCAAACGTCAGAGACGCGGTGATATCGTCTCCCGTCGTAAACTCTCCGGTTTTCACTCCGATGCGATAGTAGATGATCTGGTTGTCGAGGCCGTCACCCAGTGCGGCCGGGCCAACATTGGCACTCCACGCCCAGCCGGCCACGTCGGTCCAGTCGCCCGGCTCGGCGACGGACCGTTGAATCCGCACCGTCGTCGTTCCTGTGAAAACGGCGGACGTGATATGGACGCTGAAGCTGCGCGAGCTGCCGACGCCGACCACCCGGATAGGGTCGGACCATGTGTCCTCCGCGAGGATGTTCTTTTCCACCTCCTGGCCGGCGGACGGCAGAGCAAACAGCGCGCCGACATGGGTTGACCTGAAGAAGTCCCGTTCCGCCGTGAGCGTGATATCGCCCGTCAGAGCCGAGCCCTTGAGGCGCGTCGGGCCAGTGTTCAGATCGCGGAAGGGGCCGTTGTCGGCCTGATAGTCGACGACGGACCAGCTTCGCGGACTGTCCGCCCCCTGCCGCTCGATACGCTTCTGCGCAACCCCCTTGCAGGCCACGAACATGACGTCGCCGGACTGAGCGACGCGGACATACTGGAGATCGTCCGCCGTCCACGGCGTCGGAATCTCCAGATCGGCCGCGCCCTGCCCCAAGGTCACGCTGTCGACCAGCGAGGCGTAGTTGCGGGCGCTGTAGAGGCGGACGAACATTGTCGATCCGGACGGCGTGACGCTGATATTGTGCTGGCCCTGCCGAAGGGTCCGGTCGGTCAGATACTCCTCGCCGCCCTGTGTAGAGCCTACCCGCAGGACAATAGTTCCACGTGAAACCACGATCTGCAGGCTATGCTCGACGTTCGTCTCCACGACGGCGATGGAACGGTCCCGGATGGCAGACGCGGTGCCATTGCCCGCCAACGAGAGATAGCCGCCGGAGGCAAAAGCCGACACGCCGCCGCTCTCGTCATTGTCGCGCCAGTACCCAACTTCCGTTGCATCCACGAAGGCGCTGGCCGTGTCCGAACTCGACACAAAGGCCGCCCCATTCCAGCGGTTCCATTTGCTGGTCACGGCGGGACGGCGCACGACCTCGTCATCGATCAGGACGCGCATGATGCCGTCTGTAAGCTCCACGAGCGCCGTATCCGACGTCGAGTAGATGAACTCCAGGGTCTTGCTGGCGGCGTTACCCCGCGTGCTGTCGATGTATTCCCACCCGGGGCGAAGCATCATCGGCCCCATGGCGCGGGGCATCCAGTTGGTCTGCTCCTCCGCCGAGAGTTGCAGGCGCTTAAGATCCACGCGAGCCAGCGCCAGCGGGGATACAATTCCGCGATTAAAGGCCAGCAGCGCTGTCACGGCCTAGCCGATCAGCCGGTTGCGCGGCCCGCGGTCACGCGACAGGCGGCCCCCGCGGCGCGACAGAACGAACGAGCCGGGCGGCGGAAACTTGGTCGGGTCCTCCATGGCGTCCACCGACGCCGCCTCCTTGAGGCGCATCGCGGCCAGCTTGATCAGCCGGTTCGCCTTATCCACCCCGATCAGGCGCGGGGCGATCAGGCTTGCCAGATGGGTTTCCACCCACAGGACGAAAGCCGGCGGCCACAGGGACAGGTCGCCGCCGTAGTTGCCATCCGTGCTGATGTACGAGAGGTACAGCGGCTCGACGTCGGCAAACCAGTAGCCGGCCTCGACCTCGTAATCAAGGAACGGTAGGTTCATGCGCTCGTCGCTGCAGAGCTTGCAGGTGCGGATGTAGTCGTCCGGCTGGGCAAAGGCATGGGTGCGCCCGAAGGCCGGCTCTACGGCGATATCGGGCGTCAGTTCCACGGAACGGCGCCCGAACCGCCACTGCTTGGCCGCCAGAGCAAAGGCTATGATGCCTTTGCCCGACGTCCATGCGTCGTCCAGCAGGCGACGCGGCTCGCGGTTCTCCGTCAGGGACGCGAGCTTACGTTCCTCGCACTCCCTCAAAGCCCCATTGAATATAGACAGGCGATCCGTCGACACGGCGGACTAGGCCGCCTGTGCCTGCTGCGGCGGGCTCTTGATCCAGTCGAGCGCCTGGTCCTTGGTGTCGAGCTTGTCAGCCACAATGGCCTTGTCGGCGAGGCGAATGACGCAGTGCTTCAGCGTCGGCCCCTTCCACGCATGCTCGTACTCGACGCCGGCCACGGCGGTCTTGGTCTCGACGTCGATGGCATTCAGGTCGTAGAAGTTGAGGGGGACGACGGTCGCCTCGGTGGCGCGGCCGGCCGGCTTGCTGCGGACGATCAGTTCATAGAACCACGAGCCGTCATGGGCCATGGCTTCAATGCGGTCGCCAATCTTGAGACGGCCCGCCACGTGCGCCCAGAAGGCGGGCTGAAGAACCGCCTTGGGCTCGACGCCCTTTTCGACGGTAAGTTCCCAGATAGTGCGGCGGTATTCGGCCTCGCGGAGGATGGTCGGCTTCACTTAACAGGTCTCCTGCAGATGCGGAAATGCCGCCACCACGAACGCTACGCAGTGACGGCGGCATCCCAGTTCCCCGCCGACGGATGCCGGCGGGACTATTGAGGCCCGCATGAAGCGCGGGCTTAGGTGATCGTCAGACCCGTGGTCGAGACCGTGGCCGCGCCGCCGACCGTAACAGCCGTCACACGGTGGAAGGTCATGGTGGTCGACGTGTCGGTGTCGGTGACTTCGACGATATCGCCGACCTTCATCCCCAGCGCGGAGCCATTGGAGAAGTAATCGGCAGCATCGACATCGGTCGCCGGATCGGTCGAGCGATAGGCCCAGGTCTGGCCGGCGCCGGTGAGGGGCGACGGGCTCTTGAGGGCCGGAGGGTTGGACGCGCTGTAGCTCATGTTCCGTTCTCCTTACTGAGCCGCGTAGGCCGAGCCGTCGTGATTGATGATCACGATGCCGGTGTTCTGCAGCCTCTTGGACCCGAAGAAGCCGGAGGCACGAGCCCACGAGTAGTCCTGCTCCTCGTCGTAGCCAATCGGCGTCTGAAGGTTCTCGACGTCGCATGCGTGCCCGATGGCATCGCGGTGGTACATGATGCACTTCTCGGCACTGGTGCCACGGCCGGTGAGGCGCGGATGGACGATCCAGGTGACGCCAAGCCACATGAACGAGGTGTAGACTCCGGACTTGCCGCCGCCGTCGAACGGCTTGCGCGAGGTGTACTCAGCCGACGCAAACTCGCGCGTCTGCGTGAGGTAGGCTTCCGCGGCCGGCGTGATCAAGGCGAACACGTTCCCGTCCATCATCACATCGTTGTTGCCCAAGATGGTCTTGCCGTAGACGGCAAGGTCCAGAGACATGGTCGCGGCGGCGCCCGTGTCCTGCGTGCCCGTCTCCAGTTCCGTGATGATGTCTGTGTCGATCTTGCGATTGACGACACCCATGGTCGTCTTCTGCATGATCGCACGCTGATTACCCTGCGAAGCGAACACGTTGAACCGGGTCTTACGGACCAGGTCGTGCCATTCGGCCAAGGTGCAGGAAAGCTGCGTCAGATCGTCGGCGCGCGCCGGGATCAGGCCATTGACGCCACGGGTGACGGCGCTCGCGCCGCCGGAACCGGCGACGAGGAAGACCGCGGTGTTGCCATTGATGTTGGCGTCGGTGGTGACCGTCTTGCGAAGGACCGTCTGGTCGGCTTCGAAGGCCGCAACGAACTCGTCGCGGTATTGGGTTTTGAAGGCTGTGTCGCTCATGTGAGCTGGCTCCACGAATTGAAAAGGTGTGAACCTCTCCGCGTCGGGGTGACCAAACTCGCAGTCGCCGGGGTGGCCTATCGAAGGCGCCGGCTATGGTCGCTCGGGGCCATAGCGTCGAAAGTGGGCGGAAGAATACGCCCACTCCCTTTGTTCTCGGAAACTTGGTCCTTACTGGCTAGGCGGCCCGCTTGCCGGTTCGCTCCTTGGCCGTCAGAAGATCACGATACCGGGCCTGATGCTTCTCAGCCTCCGGGCCCTTCCAGTATGGACCGTTCTTGTCGGCCATCATGGTCTTGAGCTTCGTGATCTCGCCTTCCATGGCCTGCATGGAGTTGACGCCGCTGCCCGGCACGACAGTGGAGAGCGGGTTGGCCTCGCGCTGCATTTGGTTGGCCCAGCGGATGACCTTGGCGTTGGCCGCGAGCTGCCGGCCGTTGGCGTCGCGCGCGCTCAGCAGGACTTCGCCCAGCCCGTCCGGCAGGCTTTCGAAGAACTCGTCCACGACGCGGAGGTTCATGCGGTACTCGCCGCCCCACTCCTCGCGCAACTCGTCCACGTTGTCCTTCTTGAACTGGGCGTCGGCGTTCTGCACCTGCTCGACCTGTTGGGCCTGCAGATCGCCGTACCACTTCAGCGCCGACTTCACGGCGGCCGGCGTCATGTTGGCCTCGTGCGCGGCCTTGGCGAAGGACTCGATCAGGGGCTTGTCGGCCTCGCCCCAGACGTGGCCTTCGGCAATGGTCACGTCGTACTTGTCGGGCGACTCGGGGATGCCATTGTCGGCCCGCCATGCGGCAAGCTGCTCGGGCGTGGCGTTCTCCGGGAGCGCCGACTTGAGTTGCCCGCTGCTGATTTTGGCCTGAGCGGCGAAAAGGGCGCTGGCCAGATCCTTGGGCGAGCCGTAGCGCTCCAGGCGCTTCAGGGTCTTCTCGTCTTCGCCAGCCAGGTTCTTGCGCCAGTCTTCGGGCCAGTAGCCCTTGGCG